GTTGTTTGCCAACTACACACAAGAGGTGCGACAACTACAGGGTTTCAAATTGAACCTTGCGGTGTTTGACGAGCAGCCTCCGGATGATTTCTTTTCAGAGATAGTCACACGTACCGCCACCACACAAGGCATGGTCATGTGCAGTTTCACACCACTCAAGGGTCTCAACGGTCTAGTATCAAAGTTCTGGAATCGGGAAGAGGGTTATGACTATGTGCGTGTGGCCTGGGATGATGTGCCTGAATATGATCCCTGGGGTGAACCATTCCTGTTACAAAGCACAAGAGATCAACTGGAGCGTGACTACCTGCCACATGAACGTGAAGCACGTATGCAAGGCAAGCCCATACAGGGCAAGGGTGCTGTGTTTCAGATTCGTGAATGGCCCACCTACAAGCCGTCAGAGATTGACTTCCGCAGCTTGCCCAACATACACAGGATCATTGCACTTGACCTGGGTCTTGTGAATGACAAGACAGTTATCAGTTTAATGTATTGGGATCCTTATGAACGAACAGCATACCTACACAAACAGATCTTGGTGCAAGGCATTGAAGAAGCTGTGCCCACACAGTATATCAATCATCTACTTCGTCCTGAAGTGTTTGGCACTCCTATTGTGCTACCTGCTGATGCTAGTACTGCTGGCAGATACACCATGAGCGCCACCAGCATAAGAGAACTGTTTGAATCATATGAACTCAATGTGTATGGCAAGGCCATTATGAATCCACCTGATAGCGAAGGCAGAGTCACAAACCACAAAAGCTATGGCATCAACCAGATGCGTCAGATGCTGGAAGTGGGCAGCCTCATGGTCAACGAGAACTGTGTGGACTTCCTGCGTGAAGCACAGAACTACTATGTGGACAGCCAGGGCAGGTTTAGTGACCCAGATGACTGTATTGATAGTGCAAGATATGCTATACTGGGATGTCTCAACGGTATTGCTGAACCCTGGGACAACCGTACACCACAGCAACGTATGGCAGCACAAAGAGATAGATATGTGCGTAGAGATGAATCTACCAAGCCTGCGTGGAAAAGATCATATTCACCGGACACATAATGACCTATCAACTACATCAACAAGACTGCTTGACCTGGATGGCCACACAACCAGATGCCTCCATAGACATCATTGTGTCAAGCCCGCCCTACAACATTGGCCTAAACTACAACACCTATGGCGACAAGATGACTGCCCAGCAGTATCTTGACTGGCAGAGTCAAGTATGGACCGAAGCCTGTAGAATACTTCGACCCACAGGACACTTGTTCCTAAACATATCTCCCACAAGACGAGATCCATTGCTGCCTTATCGTGTGGCTGACTCTGTGCCCTGGACCATACAAAACTCCATGGTATGGTCCAAATGTATTGAGATAGATGGCCATGTAAGAGGCCACGGAGTAGTCACTGCCAGCAAGAAGTATTTGCCAAACGGACACGAAATGATGTTTCACTTTACTGCTAAAGGTCAAACTGAAATAGACATAGCCGCATCCAGTGTGCCATATCAGCCAGCCTGGGCAGCAGACAATGAACGCCGCACAGGCAGGAACTGGAGACCCACTGTGAACAACTGGCACATCCCTTATGAAACCTGTGGATCGTTTGGCGGCAATCGAACTCAAGAACTCAAAGGTGATAAAAAGCATCCTGCCATATTCCCCCGAGAACTTGTGCGGCATTGTTTGCGTATGGCAGGGGCCAACGCAACACACCAGGTGTATGATCCCTTTGCTGGAACAGGCACCACATTATGGGTAGCAGAGAAAGAGTTTGGTTGTGAAGCCATTGGCACCGAAATAGATCCAGACTACGCAGATTTTATACACAAGAGAATGATATGACAACAAAACTACCCACCTGGTCAGTATACAAATTCTTACCACTAGAAGAACGCGAACGCATACACTTGCAGTGGTGTCGGCAACACCGCAAGGATCCCAACTCTGAACAGGACGTGGACGAGTTCTTTGACGAGATAGACGCTGTACCTGAACCTGACGTCAACGCACCCCGACCCGTGTACACAGGCCGACCACGTGGACGCCCAAGAAAGGACACGGTCTGACCTATCAACTACATCAACAAGATTGCTTGACCTGGATGCAACAACAACCAGCAGAATGCGTGAATACCATTGTGTTCTCACCACCCTACAACCTAACAGGCTTTAGAGGCATGAAACTTCAGCGTCGAGGCATATGGAACACCAATGGCATAACTTATGCCACATTCAATGACGATTTGTCGGAAGATGTTTATCAACAACAACAAGTAGATATAATCAATCAATGTTTAAGACTGCTGAAGCCGCACGGCAGCATATTCTACAACCACAAGATACGCATGTGGAATAGACAAGCCAGCCACCCCATGTCCTGGATTGGTCGCAGCGACGCTATCCTACATCAAGAGATCATATGGGACAGACGCAACACACCTGCCCTGGATGCTCGTATGCTGTTTCCTGTGGATGAACGCATCTATTGGTTGTGCAAAGACAAGCCCCGGGTCCGCAAGGCCAATGCCACACACAAGAAAACTATTTGGAGCATAGCACCAGAATCCAACAACAACCATCCAGCACCATACCCTGTAGAATTGGCCACAGCCTGCTTGACCCTGGTAAGTGATCCAGGTGATGTGGTATATGATCCCTACGCTGGATCAGGCACTACCTTGTATGCTGCCAAAATGTTGGGCCTGGACAGCATTGGCACTGAAATAGATCCAGGTTATTGCCAACTTATACACCAAAGGATGATATGACACAACCAGCAGACAGCCGTATCTACGTGAGCAACAGACTGATGTTGCTGTGCCATCGGCATGCCCTGGCCCTGATAGACCTTGCGGATGGCAATGGTGTACAACTGCGCATAGAGCCCTTAGAGATTGAAGACTTTGGTTCGGAGTGTCGTGCTTGTATGGCAGCAGATCCTGACCCTGCACCCCAAATTATAATCGCACACTAAACCCAGGGATTTAGTGGAACCACTAAATAATGTATCCAGAGGATAAAGCCCAATGCTTGACATAAAAAATATACCTGTTGAAAGAATCAACCAGAACCGTCGCCAAAACGCCAATTTTGTGCGCATGAAGAATCAAATGGATGTGAAGATGGCTTCATATCTACGCTACCTAGGAACCAAGAACGCTGTGAACCGTGCCAGTGACTATCACTACTTGGTGCTGGCGGTGACTGACTCCACAGCACCCGTAAACGGCATAGATTATATTCACCCCAGCGTAAAACCTGCTGTGGACTATGCCACTGCTGTGATTACCAAAGGCCTGGTACCCAATGGCGAAATCAACTTTGAGTTTGTGCCTGATTCAGAAGAAGATGAAGCAGCTGCCAGACAAGCCACAGAAATGGTGTCAAAGGTTGTGAACCAGATGAACGACCCGCACTTTATTATGGAACGCTGGGTCATGGACGCTGCCATGCACAAAAACGGCATGATGATGATCAAGCCTGTGCGTGAACAGATTGTGCGTTATGTAGAAACATCTGGCACAGCGGATCAATTACGAGCTTTTGAACAACAAGCAGGGGAATCTGGACTCACAGCACTGCGCCAAAGCCGTAGACGCACTTCCGTAGACCTAGAAGCAGTGGCAGCTGAAATGGGCCAAGGACTTGCTGAACAAAAAGACTCACAATTCAAATCAGTAATGCAAAGCCGCATTGATGGATTGCAAGAACTGGATGATGATGTCATGCCTGAAGACATTGCTGTGTCAGGTGCGGCGGCAGTAGCAGGTGTTGTGGATGATCAGCTCAGCTTGCTAGATGATGCCATTGCTAGAAACACCATCTACACTGCCAAGTACAAGCTCACAGGCTACTCAATCAACATCAAGTTTCATCCCATTGCACAACACTACTGGATCTGTGATCCCACAGTGGCTGAAATGCGTCAACAACCATTCTGCGGCTACTATGATCCCATGAGTATTCAGGAAGCCATAGAACTGTATCCAGACATCAACCTGGATGAATTTCGTGTTCACGCTGAATACAACATGAATGGTGCGTATCAAGCAGGCTCAGTGCTCAACAACCTGGCCATCCACGCAAGAGACTCAGTACCTGTTATGGGTATTCCTGTGAGCAGTGCTGCTTCAGCAGATCCAGACAGTCGCCAGGTCAGTATTGTCACAGTGTGGAACCGCTACGACATTGATGGTGATGGTGAACTGGAACTGATTGAATTGATCTATTCAGGCAGCTACATCATATCAGCACGTGAAGTAGAGTTTATCCCTGTGGCCAACATGTGTCCCAAGCCGCTACCAGGCAACTTCTATGGTATGAGCATTGCAGAGAGCGTGATTCCCATGCAGGAATACGCAACATCAGCCGCTAGAGCTGAAATCCAGTTGGGCCTCTTGACAGCAACGCCAAGATTGGGTGTCAAACCCGACAGACTGGACTTTGAAATGCTGCAAGATGGCGAAGCTGCTATCTTTATCCTGGACAGCAAGTTCAATCCTGCCACAGACGTGTATGCTGTGCCACCACCTTCAGGCAACTTGCAGTTCCTGGAAGTGGCCATGAACCGTATTCAACAAGACACCATGAGCATGATTGGCATGACCACTCCACAAGACGTGTTCAATCCAGAAGTTATGGCACCGGGCAATTCAGGCATCAAGCTGCAGATGGCGCTGACACCCAATCAGATCATTCAAGACAACACAGTGCGCAATTGTGCTGAAGGCGTAAGAGAAGCCTTGTGGTTGGTATGGCGCACCTTGATCCAGTACGGTGATGACTATGGTGTCAAGAAGCTGGCATCCAGTTCGCATCCAGACAAACTGCCCATTTACCTGGACTATCAAGCCTTTGACGACATGAACTTCTGTGATCGCAAGCAAGTTCACATTGAATTGGCCCTGGGCATGCTGAGTGAAGAAAACGCACTTGCTAGAACACAGATTATTCAAAAAGCACAAATGGATTTGTACAACACAGTACAAGGCATGGTTGGTGCAGGCACACTAACTCCAGACATATATAAAAAAGTCAAGAAACCGTTTGAAGACATACTGTATCAGTTGGGTGTAAAAGACTGCGATACCTACTTGCCTAGTGATGAAGAAGTCAAAACCATGATTTCACAGGCACAAGAAGCTGCCAAGACCCGAGAACCAAGTCCTGCAGACAAGAAAGACCTGAGTATGGCTAACCTGAATGATGCCAAGGTCCAGCAAATACAAATGGAACTCACAGGCGAAGACGCAGAAAGTCAACTGGACTTCATGAGCATGGCCGCAGGCGACCCCAAAGTATACTCATAAGATTTTGACAAAGGAAATGACATGATAGATGATGATGTGGTAGCAGCGTTTAACACACGCATGACAGTAGATCTAAACAACTACAAGAAATTTACCCCTGCACAAAGGGATCAAGCTAAGAAGTATGGAAGTGACGCAGAAGCACTGTTAAAAAACCGTGAACTGGCTCTCTTTGTGCACCACTTCAAGTTTGATCTTGCGGATGGCCTAATCACCATCCTGGGTCACAGCACAGACGACAATGCTCGCAGAGTAGCAGTGGCCAATCAGCTCACTGGCATGGATGCGTTTATTGCCAGTTTGAAACGTGCGGTGATCATGCGCAACAGAATTGTGGAATGGGAAAACACCCAAAATCAATAATCGTCTGTTTTTGACACACAGACTAAATATGTTTACACAACGGTAACCTTTGGGCCCGATTTGAAACAAGGAAATTTAATGACAACCATGATCACGCCTAATAGTCCTGACCCAGTGACTACGGCCAATGACAACCCAGCAGTCCCTAGCCTGGACTCAATTGCATCCAAGATGACCGCCATGCGAGAGCAGACCGAGCGTAATCTACTTCGTGCAACCGAGCAGACTGCAACAGGATCACAAGAGCCTGTGGCCCACGAGAGTGTAGAGCCAGAAGTTGCTGATACTGAAGATACAGAATACGCAAGCGACGATTTGAATGCTGATGCCCCTGAAGAGGTAAGCCCAGCAGACGCAAATAGTTCGGCAGATGATCTTATTGACTTTATTGAATTTGCAGAGACTAATCCCAATGCCAAATTCAAATTTACCCGCAATGGTAAGGAAGTTGTAATTGATGCCAAACGTGCCGCAGCCATTCTAGGTCAAGGTGGAGCAATACACGAAGATGCACGCCAGTTAAAAGTTGAGCGAGCGGAGTTTGATGAATATCTTCAAGCCCAGCGTGCCCAACAAGAAGGATTAACACTGGCCATGGAGTTTACAGTAGAACCACGCCTACAAAGTGCCTACGATGAGATTGTGAAAACGCAAGGTTATCAGACCACGTTCCAACAACAACTTGCTGCCACGCAAGATCCCGGACAACAAGCTAGGATTCAAGCGTCAATGAGACAGAATGAACAATACATTCGTCAACAGCAAAGTGTTATTGGACAGTTGAAACCAGCTGTGGATCAATTCCGTCAAGTTCGTAGAAACCAAGTGAGCGAAAGATTGGAGTCTGCACGCAAGGCGTTCCAGGACAAGGAGTTGAGAAACGAATATGTCTACAACGAATTACGTGACAAGGTTGCCAAGGTTTGGCCTGAAGCTCGTGGCGAGATTATCCCTGGTATTGCCAATATTGATTTGATCAGTTCAGATGAGAATTTACTAGCACTGGTGCGTGATGGATTGAAATATCGATCCAAGCCCACAACCAAGTCAGCAGGCAGCAGTATGGCAGCCCTGACACAGCGCAGAGGTGGTTCCACAGGTGGACGCAATCAAGATGACAGCATGAGCAAACTTCGTGAACAAGCCAAAGCCGGCGATAAAAAAGCCGGAGACAACTTACTGGTGCAGCGATTACAACAAATACGCGGCGGCAGAAGATAATAGCCAACATTCAAGGAGAATAAAATGGCAGAAATTACAACAAGTCAAATTGGTAACGGTACTACAGCATACGGCTCGGACATCGTTGTCAAGGATCTGGATCTAGACGTATCCAATCGTGTGAAAGACGACACACCAGTGCTCAACATGTGTATGAGCAAAAAGCGCAAGGTCAATTCAACATTGCCTTTGTGGACAGATGACATCTATCGCTTGCCATCAGCTCAAGCTGTGCAAGAAGGTGCCGCTGTATCCACAGCCAACGCAGAAAGCAATAGTCGTTACAACCTAGGCAACTACACACAGATTTTCCAGACCACAATTGCGGCTTCTGGAACAGCTCGTGCTGTGATGCAGGCTGGTGGAGATCCACAAGCATACCAAGAAGTCAAGCAATTGATCGAACTCATGTTCGACGTTGAGCAACAATTGGTTCGCGCTGACCAAATCGGCACACAATACTCTGGTCAATCAGGCACAGCTATCACCAACCCTGGCACTAGCCAAACAGGTGGTCGTCGTATGGGTTCATTGAATAGTTTCGCAGGAACACATAGTTTCAACCCAACCAATGCTGGCACAGCCAACATCACCACAAACACCAACAACGCAAGTTCTGACTCCAGCACTGCCAACGTTGGTAACTTGAACATCAGCGCCAATGGCACTGAGTTCTATACTGGCACATTTACCAACCAATTGTTCCAGCCTGTGTTGTACAAGCAATTGGTAACAACTGCTGAACAGCGTTACAATGCCAAGATCCGCACAATGGTAGTTCCAACTAGCCTGCGTACCATGATCTCTGACAACATTGTTAACTCTAACACTTCTATCAACCGTCGTAACGTTGAGCGTGGTGACACAATCCAGACTTATGAAGGTGACTTCAACTACACATACGAAATCTATGATAGTTGGATCATGGACCAGTCTGGTGTAAGTGATCAGATCTACTTCCTGAACGAAGATGTGGTACAATGGGGTAGTTTGCGTGATCTTGGACCCAACAACGAAGTGTTCTCAAACGCTGACGCAAGTTTGGACCAGTTCTTGATGGAAGGCACATTGATTGTGCGTAACCCAGCAGGCGTTGGCGTTCTACACAACATCAGTGCAACAGGTGCTGCTGTGTCTGGACCACGTACAAGCACATTTGTACAACGTGTCAACACAGGCGCTGGCGACAGCTACGTTTAATCACTCGTCAAGTGATACCAAACAAAAGGGCTTCGGCCCTTTTGTCTTGACTTGACCGTGTATTTTAGGATCCCACTAAATACTTGCATGAGCGATGATCTAAACAACCCCGAATACCTAGACGACACAGACCCAGAAAAGAACTTGGATTACTGGCGTCAAGACCATGGTGGCATGGTTACCAACCACAATGGCATAGCAGATACCTTGCTCAAAAACGACAAGTTATACAATGCCATGAAAGGCGATTGGCAAAGAACCAGTTTGAGCGGCAGCCAAAACATCATAACCACTACTGGTCGTGAAGATGGCAAGTTCTACATTCGACGAGAGCAAAAGAATGCTGAAGCTGTGGCACGCCGTTGCCAGGCCTATCGCAAAGCAGTGGAATCAGGACACAATGATCCACTGGCACCCATTGGCGACGATGGTAAACTTACCTACAAATGGATGGACTTGCCCAATGTTGTAAGCATCCGTATAAGTGATCAGTATTTTGGTGGCATGCCTTGGGCAGCTATCAAACACGATCGCACGTTAAAAGCACAGTTCTATCGAGTGGTAGAACGCGAATACAATCAGTATGTGTGCTATCCAGGCGGAAAGCTGCCTATACCTGTTGATGTGCCTTATCCCACCAAGGCAGGCGAAAAACGCTTCTTCCAAGGACACTAAAAAATGTTTGTAATACCCACAGGCGACGCACTGGTATCTTATATCAAGGACTTTACTGGTTCAACCAACGATGCTGAAGTCAAGCAATGTATTTTTCTAGCAGAACTGGCCATGCGTAACATTGAGTTGCCTGCGCTGCGATCAGATCCTTATGCAGCAGAAAACATTGGTGTTGCTGATTCAGAAGGTTACATTTCCATTCCAGATGACATGAACAAGCCCATCTTGTTCTTCAAGCAAGGCAATCCAGGCGGACAACAGTCAAGTCAAACAGGGCCCTGGATTGTGTATGACCGCATTGGCGACAGAGACATCATCACACAAGGCATGATTGCTCAACTATATCTTTCACCCGTGAACGTGCCTGCTGTGATTCGCGGCAAGTTTTCTGAAGTGGCAGACAAGTATCACTTTTTGCCTTATCTTGGCGAAGGCGCCCTGGTGAACCTGTACTACTACAAGGCCTGGCCCTTGCTGTTTGCTCCTGTAGAAGATCAGTTGATCTCTACCACAGGCACAGTGGGATCAATTGTGGGCGCAAGCTCACCTTGGCAAGCAACTATCACAGGCATGAGCACCACAACAGGTCTA